GTGTATTGATATTTTAGATATGCTCTTTGAATACCGTCATAGTGGTATTGTGCGAAATACTGTAATGCCTCATCCAATCTATCTTCTAGTTGGTCGTCATCTGCGTTTATCTCAATGACAGGCTTACCTAACGCTCTTAAAGCATATTGTTTTAAATTTTCTCTTGTTGCTGGTATGGCCATAATTGTTTACCTTTTCTGGTATATTTATAAGGATAATTATATCTTCGGAAAGAGATTATCTTCACAAAACAACTTAATATCAGCCTCAGGAAGGCCTAATCTTTCCATAACCCTAGGTGTATGGGGGTTTTGTTGTTGATGTTCACAGTAATAATTCTGTGCTTTTATAACATCTTCTCTCTTTGCCTCGCCATCATGTACTTTAATTTTGTCAATATAGTTACGCAAATTGGACACGGCCATGGTACAAATTTGATTTAATTCGTCTTCCTCTGTAACATTACCGGCAGCAATCATTCCTCCGCTAAAAATTGCCTTTGCCCAATCTGGTAACTCTCTCTCTTTACTTGCTTTAAAGTGTCTATTTTCTTCTATAAACCACTCTGTCAATGGGTGGTGTTTCTGTAATAGAGGACTAAAATCATGGAAGGCACCTGTCACTTTCTTTTTACCTGCAATGATATCAAAACCATAAATCGGTCCACCGTTTGTTAATTCTGGAAACAGACACACATGAGCCATCCATAATCCTTTTGTTTCTCTTACATCAACTACATCTACATGAGCTCGTCTTATATAATTATTTTTCCATGTTCTATTGACCCAGCCAAATTCATCATTGTTGAATCTATCCATACCAGGTTCATTGTACTCAGTTAACTCTTGATTTAATACCTCTATAGTTTCGTCTTTCCACTTAATTAATCTATCCCAAATCATGGAGCTCCTTCATTTCTTTGAATAAGTTAGTTGCACTTTGAAAACAAAACTTAGCTTCAGGAAGTACAGAATGTTCATATACATTTAAATATGTGTTAATTGTTTCTTTAACTATTCGTTTGTAATCACCAACTTCTTTGTGTTTAAATTTATAATATCTATTAGGACCAGGTGTTTTTTTCATTATCATTTGACCACCTGATAAATCTCCCATATGTCTAACATATACATGAGCATATAGTTTCATAGCCTCATCTTGTATAGATTCTATATGGTCTATATATTTTTTTGTACTTTCTGTAATCTCTGGTTTTTCTATACCAAATGAATTAAAATCATATAGTATATGTTCCGTTCTAGGTAAATTAGGTGTATCTCTAAACAAAGAATTATGTAAACCATATTTTTCTAATACGGAATAACATTGTGCTTGATTATATAAGTATGTTGCATACATTTTATGGTCAATTTGACCAGACATTAATATCTTTACAAAGCCTTGCCGTTCAGCGTCTTTGTGATGTTGCATTGTTAATTCTTTTATGTCTAACATTTATTTCTTCTTAAAAAAATTTGATATTGTAAATCTATATTGAGGACCAACGCTTGATTGTGGTCTAATTGAATGAGGTTGTATGCCATCAAATTGTATTATTCTGCCTGGTACAAAAGATGAAGCAAACTCTATTTTTTGTAAATTAAAAGGGTCATAAAATAAAGTTTCACCATGCCACTCATCACGCCATTCTAAATTTACATAATATAATAAAACATAATCATTATCTCCATGAGTATGTGTGTAATAATGGTCACTAGGGTGGCTTAGATTTACCATAGTTTTATACCATTTACTAAAATCAACAGATGGTATTTCTTCTAGGTAAGGATATAATTTAACAGATTTTAAATCATCAATTGACCAATCTGAATATATAGAATTTTTATTAACAGATTCTTTATCTTTCCAACCTTTAATATAAAACCTTGAATTTAATACAAATTCGTGTATATCGTGCATAATATGAAAAGGTACTTTATTATCGTATATTTTTATCATTTATTCCACCAATTGTTTTTTTATTTCTTTCATCACAAGTCTATTAGTTTTAGTTTTTAAAAATCTATCATATCTATTAATCAAAGGAACATTTTGCCACCAATCACTTACGGTAGAACATGTATCTGATATTTTTCTTAAAGTTTCGTTTAGTTCAAATCTTTTTAATTCAACTTTATCATCTGATAAAAAATGAAAATACGCCATGTGTTCATGTTCAGGTATTTTAAAATACTTACCATATAATAACATTTCTAAATTTACAGGTCTAAACCATTTTGATATATTAAATTTTCCAGGAACCAATCTAGCATAATTTGTATGTTCAGTTTTAGAAAAGTGTGGAGCTGTCATCATTAATTCTAAATCATCTTCAGAAAAAAATATATAAGATAATCCATATTTAAATGTGCTTTTGCCTTTTGATAATGTGCTATGATAAAAATTATCTCCTTTGTATTTAATTTCTCCATCTGTTATATCAAATTCAGTAGTCATAGGATTTTCAACAAAGAAAGTATTTTTACCAATACTGGAAAAAGCAGGACATCTTATCATACCTTTTAATCTATCATCACTTGTAGTTGATACATCTTTTATTGTTTGTATTAACAATTTTTGAGGTTCTATGAACAACATATTCCAATGATGTTCTTCTTGTGGCACAAACCAAGGAGCCCAATATACTATTTTTCTTTTATTCATTCTATAAACTCTATCCATCCATTTAAAATATATTTATGTCCTTCTAAAGGAGGGTTGCCCCTATGTGTATGTGTAAAACCTGAAGGACAAATCATTAATCTACCTGTTTTAGGTGCAACTCTTTTATGTTGATATAAAAACTCTGTTTCACCACCAGAAACTTCATTGAGATATAGTATTACTAAAAATAGTCTTTTGCCGTATGCAACACCATTATGTTCGCAATGCCATATATGATAACCTTCTCCTGGAATTGTTTTTTGTATTTTAACATCTAAATTTAATCTATGTTGACCCATAGTATCTAATACAGGATATTTTTTTGTGTATAATTTATAACAATCTTGTAATTTTAAATTAAATTCTTTTAAAAAAGATTCATTAGCACTAATAAAAGTAGAATCATTTTCTGATATAGGATAATAAATATCTGTTTGTTGTTCTATGGCAGGTTGTCCTGTCATATCAGCTCTTTTATGTACTCTATGAAAATTATTTAATTTTTCAAAATGGTTTATTATTGATTTACAATATTGTTCATCAAAAACATTATCAAATGTGCCTATAAAATTTTCTATCTCATAATTCATTAATCATTCCTATCATTATAAAATTTTTGTTTGTGATAATCATAAAAGCTTGGTTTGTCCTTTATTATTAAATCCCATTGTTTTTTTCTATTATTTAAACTATTTACTGAATTACTAAATTTATGTTTAAATTGTTCATCATTATAACCATCAAGGTATTTAATAGTAGAAGCGTCTAATGAATACCATTCCATACCAAATGCTATACAATGCAATCCACCATCTGGAAAATTTTTTGCCCAATCTCTTTGATTGGCTGCATTTAAAAATCCTTCTTTAAATAAAGGAGATAAATTTATCAGAGCAGGCTCCCACTCTTTATTGGCGTTAGCTCTCCAATATTCAGTATCATCTCTATTAGACATTGCATAATGCATAGCAACAAATTCTGCAAAATTTCTAAATAATTTTTTACATTGAAAAGTATAATTATCTCTATCCCATTGAGTAATAATATCTCTTTGTGCATTTCTAATAAATCTCATTAAAAATTCATGTACTGAAAATAGTCCATTACTTTCTAATGGTTCAATAAATCCAGCTGCTAAACCTACAGAAACAACATTTTTAACCCATAATCTTTTATGAATGCCCACACGCATTTTAATATTTTTAAATTCTGCATTACTATAGTCTTGGCCTTTTTTATCTAAATGATTTTTAAACTCTTGTAAAGCTGTTTCATCATCAACAAATTTATCTGAATAAACATAACCTGTACCCCAACGAGACCATAAAGGTATTTGCCAAACCCAACCATTCTCAATGGCAGTACAATTAGTATAACAATTTATATCTTCTTTTTTATTATTATAAGGCACTCTGGTTGCCCAAGCAGAATTGTTAGGTAACATATCAGAATAAGACTCAAACTCTTCATGTAATGATTTTCCTAATAGTAATGATTTAAAACCTGTACAATCAAAATATAAATCTGCTTTATATTTTTCATTTAAAGATTGTATGCCTTCATCATTTAATTCTACCGTTTTAATATCATCTACAATATGTTTAACACCTTTAGGTAAACAATACTTGTCTTTTAAAAACAAACCAAATTTGGTTGCGTCAAAATGATACGCTGTATTTTCTCTAAAATTAAAAGGTATTTCATTATTTTCATTATCAAAAAGTTTATCGTTATTAACCAAAGCCATTTGTGGGTAAAAACAAGTAG